TCTTGGCCAGGCTGGTTGGCACCGATGGCAAGATGATGGCCAACGCTGTCGAGACTTATAAGGCGCTGGAGGTTCTGGAGTCCAGCGCCAACGAGCTGGATCGGCTGTTTAAGCTGGTCAACAGTGGCAATGCCTCTGATGTTGACAAGCTGGTTCTGCGCCAACAGATCGCCTTCCACGGCCTTGTGCAGCGTGGTGTCAAGGGTATTCAATCAGAGACCGCCCGTGCGCTGGCGGTGTTCCGCATTCCCCGTGATGGCAATGCTGCCGTAGTGCGCCAAGTGATTGATGAGTATGGCGGTGATGCAGCCCTGTCTGACATGGCCAGGTCTTACCTGACGCTTGAGTCGCGTGCAGCTCAGAATGCGCTGGTTGAAAAGTCGATGATGTCAAGCGTGAAAGATGTCTGGTTCACCACCTACATCAACGGCCTGCTGTCCAGCGCCGTATCCCATGCCAAGAATATTTTTGGCAATGCCATGTTTGGCGCGTACCAGATCCCAGAGCGATTGGTTGCCGCTTTCTACAGCAATGTACTGCCACCTGGCGTGCGCTCATGGAGAGCATTAGTGCCGGGCAGCGAGGCCGAGAAAGTGGGCTATGACGAGGCGCTGACCATGATTCAGTCGCTGCGCAATGGGCTGGTTGAGGGCTTTGATCTGGCCAGCACGGCATTCAAGAAGAACCAGCCCAGCGACTTGATGAGCAAGATTGAGGCGCAGCGTGGCACTGACTTGCCATCAATTAGTTCTGCTGCCTTTGGCATTGAGCAGGACAAGTGGCTGGGCAAGGCCATTGATTATTACGGCACCGCGATCACTTTACCTGGTCGTGCGCTGATGGCAGAAGATGAATTCTTCAAAGGCGTGCTTTACCGCATGGAGCTCAACACCCAGATCACCAGGCGCGGCAAGTCAGTCTATCGTGATGCACTGGATTCTGGAATGTCTGAGGCTGATGCGCTGGCCAAATCAGAGTCTGAGGTGATTAACTTATTTCAGAACCCGCCCCGCGATCTGGATGAGGCTGCGTCTTTGTATGCCCAAAAAGGCACCTTTACCTCTGAATTGCCACCAGGCCTTAAAGGGTTGCAACAGACATTCAACCACCCCATCCTTAAAGTGGTGGTGCCGTTCTTTAAAACCCCTGCCAACATTGGTTTGAATGTAATTGAGCGCACCCCGTTTGCCCCGCTGTCCAGCCAGTGGCGTGAAGAAATTGCAAAGGGTGGCGTGTACCGCGACATGGCCTTGGCCAAGGTGACTTTGGGATCTGGCATCCTGGCTACCTTTGCGTCCTTGGCTGCTGAAGGCGGCATCACTGGGCGCGGCCCAGAGCGCAAGGCAGACCGCGAGGCTTTGATCCGTGACGGCTGGCAGCCTTACTCGCTGAAGATCGGCGACAACTATTACAGCTATGGTGGGCTTGAGCCTATTTCTGCGCTGCTTGCTATTGCTGCCGACTATGCCGAATATGCCAAGCATGAGACCGATGCAAGCAAGATTGAGGAGGTATTCTTGGGCGGCACCTATGGCCTTTATGAGTACCTTAAAGAACAGCCTTATTTGCAGGGTGTAGCTGATATTGCCAAGCTGATTGGAACCAACCAGCAAGGCGCTGTTGACGGCAAGAAGATTGTGGATGGATTGGTCAAACAGTTTGGTGGCTTTGCAATTGGCGGCTCCCCTGCCGGTGCCTATAGCTCGCTGCTGGCTGGCATTGAGCGCCTGTCTGACCCTACTAACAGGGACACTAAAGCAAGCTCAGAGCTGCCCATGGGCGTGCGTGGGTTTGTTGAGGCATTTAACAAGTACAAGTCGCGGTTGCCGTACTTCAGCGCCGATCTGCCCGAGGCGCTTAACCTCTGGGGTGATGCGACCAAGTCAGGCACCGGCGCAGCCTACGAGCTGGTGCTGCCAACTCGGGTAACTCCCCAGCAGTTCTCTGAGGTTGATGACCTCCTGATGCGCATGGGCTCGCCTGTCGGCATGCCTGACCGCAAGATTGATGGCATTGAGGTTGACTCATTCCAGTACAACCGGCTGCTGACCATCTACGGCAAGGAGCTGCCAAGCAAGGCCGAGATCTTGAACATTATGCAAACCCCAGGCTTTGACCTCCTGTCACTGGATGACCAGCAAAAGACTGTCCAGCGCGTGCATTCCAAATTCATGGATGCCGCCAAGAACCAGCTCAAGTCAGAAGACCCGCGCTTGCAGATCAGAATTGATGAACTTCAAGAGCTAAGAAAAGCCAACGGCCTCTATTACAAACCCAATTAACTTAGTACAATTTCCATAAGCAAGGATTGAATCATGGCCATCCCAATTAGCAATGTAACCCGGCGAACAGTCTACGCACCCAGCGGCACTGGCGGCGCTGGCCCCTATGCGTTCACCTTTGAGATCCTGGCCAACACTGACATTGCCGTCTTCAAAGACGATGTCCTGCTGACGCTGACCACCCACTACACAGTGACGATCAACGCCAACGGCACCGGCTCGGTTTTGATTAATGCCACGGGCTTGGCGCTTGCGCCTCTCTCGCCCACCCAGTACGCCATTGTTGGAAACCGCACCATTGCTAGGGCAACTGACTTCACAACCGGCGGCGACTTCTTTGCCAATACGCTGAATGATGAGCTGGATCAACAGACCATCTTTGCCCAGCAGAATGCTGAAGGCTTGACCAGGGCGCTGACTGCACCACAGACCGACCCGACCACCATCGACATGACGCTGCCAAGGGCTGCAGATCGTGCCAATAAGACGCTGGCATTTGATGCTGTTGGCGACCCTACACTGGGCATCAGTGCGGCCGATGTGGCCAACGCTGTGACCTATGCAACCAACGCAGCCGCTAGCGCTGCGGCTGCGGCATCCAGCGCAAGCGCAGCATCCAGCTCGGCATCTGCCGCCAGCAGCTCGGCCAGCACAGCAAGCACTCAGGCTACCAACGCATCAGCATCAGCCAGCAGTGCGACCAGCAGCGCATCAAGCGCCGGGTCATCGGCCAGCACCGCAGGAACACAAGCCAGCAACGCCAGCACATCAGCCTCTAACGCAGCTGCATCAGCAAGCACGGCCACCACCCAGGCCACCAACGCATCAACTTCTGCGTCTTCTGCAAGCTCAAGCGCCACCAGCGCAACCGCAGCAAAGGTTGCTGCCGAGGCTGCACGCGACTCGGCGCTGGCTGCATACGATAACTTTGATGATCGCTACCTTGGGCCTTACGCCAGCAACCCCACGCTTGACAACGATGGCAACGCTTTGCTTGGCGGCGCTTTGTACTTCAACACTGTGGTGCCTGAGATGCGCTTGTACACCGGCAGCGCATGGGTTGCGGCCTATGTATCGGGTGCTGGTTTTGTGCAGCAATCATCATCAACCGGCGCTGCATATTTGCCAACCGGCACCACGGGCCAGCGAGATGCTAGCCCAGCGGCTGGCTACTTGCGATTCAACAGCACGCTGACCAAGCCCGAGGTCTACACTGGCACGGCCTGGGGGTCTGTTGGTGGTGGTGCAACTGGCGGCGGCTCTGATGAAATCTTCATTGAGAACGGCCAGACTGTCAGCACCAACTACACCATCACTGCCAGCAAGAACGCCATGAGCACTGGCCCCATCACTGTCAACTCAAGCATCACAGTAACAGTACCAACCGGCTCACGCTGGGTTGTAGTCTAGAGGAAATATATGGCAGTAACTATTGACGGAACAATCGGAATTAACACACCGGGCGTGGTGAACACTGCGGCTGAGACTATTGCAACGACCCTAGCTGTGACGGGTGTTACAACCGTACAAGCTGGCACAGCGGCATTACCAGCCATCACCACCACGGGCGACACCAACACCGGCATCTTCTTTCCTGCGGCTGACACCATTGCTTTTGCTGAAGGCGGTGCGGAGGCGATGCGTATCGACTCCAGCAGTAACTTGCTGGTGGGGACTACGAGTGGTACTGGCGCAAGAATGGATGTCGTAGCGGCAGATGAGGTAGTTTCATTTAATAGGTCTGCGGCAACTGATGGAGTTGTTCAACGCTGGCGAAAAAACGGTAGTACGGTAGGGTATGTTTCAACAAATACATACTCACTACCCTCTGATGAGCGTGTAAAGACCAACATAGTAAACATTGGTTATGGTTTAGATTTTATAAACTCATTGCGCCCTGTTCAATACAACACTATTTTTCAA